GGCCCGATCTGCGGAACGGTTAGCTCGATCGTCACTCGCGGCGCTCCAATGCGGCGAGCCGCTCCTCGATCGCCTCGAGCCGCGCCTGCAGCGGATCGGGACGCCGCTTTGTCGGATCATGCTTTCCGAGCAGCTCGAGGAAGCGCTGCTTCTGCTCCTCGCTGAGCTGCGCGATGTCATAGGTGCCGTCGTCGCACCAGGAAAACGGCAGGCCGCCGAGGCCGGCCGCGAATACTTCATCGCTGAATGTCGGTCCGATTTTCATCCGAATGTCTTCGCGTAAATGTTGCCGTTGTTGACGGTGAGGGTGCAGCCGCTGCCCGACGATGCTGCGCCCCAGAATTGGAAGTAGTGCCGACCTGGAGGGAGCGGCCCAGACGCAGTGATCTCCATGCCGGCGACATAGTAGGAGGAGGTGAATGTTTGATTGGTGCCGTGCACCGCGCCGCCATCGACGCCGATGTAGTAATTTCCGTATGGAGCGCCGCCGCCGCTGGCTGACATGCCCGCCGTGACCCAACCAACGACATCATCATCGCCGAAGGTGCAGAAGTCGACCCAGTTGCCGCCGCCGAGCGCGGTGTTGGAGGTCGATGTCGTGCTGCTGTTGCCGAGACCGTTGCCTGCAGTTTTTTCTCGACGGTTGAACCACGAGATGACGTTGCGCGACTGACCTGAGTCGACGAACTGCGCCGACGTATTTGTAAAGACCATGCCGACCAGCGACCAGGCGGCGGCGCCGTTCAGGACCGCGACGCCGTTGTTCCCGGCCGTCGTATCGAAGACCCATCCGGCCAGGCTCATGTCGTAGAAGGCGAGCGTCGGCGCGCCGCCGAATATGATGCAATAGACGCCGTAAGTATGGTTGGCTGCGAGACTCTGCCCGGGCGTGCCGTTGACGATCGCTCCGGTGTTGTTGGTGGCGATGCCGCTCGCAGGGATTTGCCAGTCGACGCCCTGGATGCGGATGCGGTCGCCCTTCCAGGGGATGAGCTGTATCTGCGTCGCCGCAGTCATCTGCAGCCGGCAGGCCTGCGGCGCCGAGACCGCGGCTGCAGCTCCGCTCGCGCCCTGTGGTCCGGTGGCGCCGCTCGCGCCTGGTGCGCCTGGCGTGCCCGAGGCGCCTGCTGCGCCTGGCGTGCCTGCAGCTCCGGTCGCCCCGGTGGCACCGCCTGGCGATCCCGCGGGCCCGGTGGCGCCGCTCGCGCCTTGTGGCCCGGTAAGGCCGACCAGGCCCTGCGGCCCGGTGCCGCCGACGAGCCCCTGCGGCCCGGTCGCGCCGGAGGCGCCGACGGCGCCCTGCGGTCCGAGCGGTCCGGTCGCGCCCTGCGTGCCGGTGGGTCCGATCGGCCCTTGCGGTCCCGGCTGGCCCTGCGGGCCAACGCCGCCGGGCCCCTGCGGACCGGGCATGCCCTGGATGCCCTGCGGCCCGGTCGCCCCGATCGGGCCCGCGGGTCCGATCGGCGGAACAGCGAGCTGCTGCGGCCCGGTGGCGCCGGCAAGCAGCAGTGAGATGCGCGGCGTCCCTTGCGAGACGTCGAGGCGATCAGTCATCGCGTCTTGCCTTCAACGACGGTGACGACGTCGCAATCGAGGATGCGCTCGACGTAGCCGTTGGGCATCAGCCGCACCAGGTCGGCCACATAGCTGCCGACCATGAACTGCTCGAGCTGCAGCCGCGTAATCAATATTTCGAAAGCGCCGCCGGTCGCGTTGGTGATGAAGATGCCTTGGTTATTCGCCGAGCTGAGCGACAAGACGACCTCGTGGTCCGACTCCTGATGCCTGATCTCCATCATCAAGGTCGAGCCGGTGAGGTCGATCGGCGTCGTCGTGACGCCGCCGTCGGGCGAGGTCGCGTAGAGGAACGGGACGATCCAGTCCTCGTTCATCGAGATATTCATCACGCCGGTGTAGTAGGCCGGACCGGACATTTTGCACCCTTAGAGACCAGGCGCTCGCATGCTGCCTTCTTCTTCGGACGGTGAGGCCGGCACGGGCAATCCAGCCTGCACCTTGCCGTCATAGGTCAGGCCGACAGGCCAGAACTCATGCTGCGGACCTTGCGGGCGGAAAAAAGTAACGTAAGCGACCTGCAAGCTGGGACCAAACGGAGCTGCAAGATTTGCTGCCATCAGCTCGTCCAACGCCGGCCCGGCGATTTGTTGTTGCTCGATGAATGTGCCCGGCGCCGCCGCAAGTTGGTTGAGCAAATCCTGTGCTGCCTGAGAGAGTGCCATTTGTGGCTCCTAAGAATATTGACCGCCGGTGTTGGTGGCCCCGGCAACCGTGCCTGGATAGTAGTTAGCGCCGCCGAGGTTCGAGTTGATGATGCCGTTCAATGTCGCCAGATATCTCTGTCCGGTGACATTCCCCGGGCTCGTCATCGAGGAGTACAGAACGGCGGTCATGCCGCCATTGTTGGTGTAGTTGAATTGAGTGAAGGTGACCGGTCCGAGAAAGGTCCAGTACGGATGAATGGATGTGTTCAAATTGCCGACCAGCATGTTCGCATAAGTAGCGAGAAGGTGATATGCGGCGTTGGCTCCGCTCTCGACGTAAATTTGCGTCGAGTCGGCGATCCACAAAACGGAGAGCCAGCCAACGCTCATGTGCGCCCGCACCGCCGGGCCGAAGCGCATCGACCCGTAGATGAGGCAATAGGTGCCGGTGTTGTTGAGTCCGATGCAGTCCATCGCCGGGCCGGTCGTCGACAATCGGAAGCCGCCGAAGCCCCAGTTGCCGCCGGTGAAGAACCCGCATATTTGATTGTTTGTCGCCGTCGTGATAGTGCAGTTCTGCGTATTGCTGATGTTCCCTTCGATGTAAGCAGTCCCGACGCCGTTGGTGATGCCGGCGACGAATGGTTGATAGGTGCCATCTGCGCAGTGAATTTTCTGCGAGTAGCCGTTCATGTTGTATTTTTGTACTTCTGTAATGCCTCGCTGGATGGTCTGGAACGGGCCGACGGTCGCCGAGATGATCGTCGGCGAGGTGCCGTCATATTGGGTATCGTTGCCGGTGGTCGAGTTGATGTACCAGTCGGCATTTCGCTGCAGCAGCGGGATTTGACCGGTTCTTTGCGTGCCGCCCGTGATCAGCTGCCACTCGGTGCCATCAAAGAGCAGCAGCACCCAGGCCGTAGAGCCGACGTCGCCGATGTCGATCGGCGCGAGGTCGGTGTGCGTCACGTTGGTGAACGCACTGCCGTTGACGGAGAAGACGGTGCCGCCCTTGACCGAGTTGAAACCAGGCTTGAACCAGATCGCCGTGCCGAGCGGCGGCGGCATGATCGGGATGGTCGGGCACGACGCGCTCCACTGCGATGCATTGCCCGAATTGGTCGAGATGTTGAAGACGTTGCAGACCTGCGCCATCTTCATCGCCTGCAGAAGCTGCGTCACGTCGGCGTTGGTCGGCGACAGACCAGCCGCGGTGATGGCGTTGACGATCTCGCGCTGATCGAATTCGATCGCGGCCGCGGGAACGATCGAGCCCTGGATGCCGGCCGACGGATTGCCGTCGATATAGGGTGCGTTCGGGTTCGACGGCTGATCGAATGGTTGATTGTATTTCACTGCGGCCTCCTAGAAGAGGGTGATCTCGTCCCACTCAGCCATCACGGCAAACGACCAGACGCCGGTTGCGGGAACATTGGCCTGAATGACAAAGCCCTCGTTCTGCACGAACAGCGGCGGATGCTCGCCCTGCGCCGCTTCGAAGATCGTGATCGCGTCGGGAAAGAGCGGCGCGTTTGTGCCGGTCGGCGCCGCCGCGATGCGCCGCGAGATCGGATCGGCGTCGAGCGTCCTGCTGCCGGGCGTGAGCGCTGCAGTCGACGAGGTCATGATCAGCGCTTGCGAGTGCGGCATGATGCTGCGCATGCGGCCGCTGCCGCCGACAAGGTTTGATTGATTGCCGCCACCGTCGGCAGCGGTGAAGCTGCGGGCGAGGAACAGATCAAACTCGGCGATGCCGGCAGCAAAGCCGGTGCCGATTGTCCAGGCGTTGAACTTGACGCGCTTGAGCAGGCAGAGCAGCGAGGAGGGCCATTGAAACGAATAGATCGGCGCGTTCGCCGCCAGGCCGGCGGTCATCGCCCCGCTCTTCGCGCTGTCGCGATAGCTGCCGCCGGTGCCGTAGTCGATCGGATAGCCGGTAGTGAAGATCATCGATCGCTGGATCGAGCCGTCGCCACCGAGCGAGATGTCGCGCATGCGGATCGTAAAACTCTGACCGAGCGCGTCCTTGATCAGCTTGTTGTCTGGCATCTACATGATCCCAAGCGCGAGGTAGGATGAGTTGAAGGTCTGCGAGAAATCGAGGCCGCTGACCGAGGAGTAATCGAAGACGACGTCGGTGTGCGCCGGCTTGTATCGATCAATCAAACATTCGAGGTCTTGCGCGGTGCCGATCGACAGCAGGCGATCGATGCCGCACTGGCTCGAGCCGGTGTGGAAATATTCGAGCTTCAGCGAGGTGACGTGGATCGTCCAGTAGTAGCGCAGCTCCGGCGGCCCGAGCTGGCACATGAAGCGCGTCGGATCGTCGGGGTTGACCGCTGCGCTGCGCGTGTCGCCGACCTGCGAAATCCCGCAGATGTAAGGCAAGTATTCGGTGATCGTAATTTGATAGCCGAGCGTCTGCGCGACATCGACGAAGAATTGCCGCGACTGGCCGCCGAGCATGGTCATCTTCATGACCAGCGCGATGCGCCGCGCCTGGATCGATTGCGGCGTGGTCACGCATGGATCGGGCAGGCCCCAGTTTCGCTCCCAGTCGGGCAGCAGCTCGAGCGTCGCGCGCGGATCGGACTCAGTCTCCAAGAGCTCGCCGGCGCGACCGTCGACAAATCCCCAGTAGTTGCACAGCCCGAAGCAGGCATTGACCAAGGTCGAGAACGGATGCCGCGGCCAGGCCTGGCCGGTCGGCAGCAGCGCGAGATACGCGTGCGCGTAATCGTCGCCGGTCCTTCTAACGTGCCGATCCGCCATGCGCGACCTGCGTTGTGCCCAGCGCTGGCGTTGTTGTTGAATAGTAGATGTCGCCGAGCACGGCCATGTGGCCGGCATCGGGCATCACATCGTCGGAGCAGTCGGTCATGTCGAAGGAGATCACGCCCGGCGCATTCATGATCGCCGAGTATTTCCAGGCCGCGAAGATCGTCTGTCCCGGTGCGTTGACCTGGTAGAGCATGTTCTGGATCGAGGTCTGGATGCCGGCGCGGATCGCCTCGTTGTCAGGAGTGAGATTGACGATACCGAAGTCGATTGGTTGCTTGAGCGGCGCCAGCGCATAGCACTGCTTGACCGTCACCGGTCGCACGGTGTTGAGATAGGCCTGCACTGCATCGACGTCCTCGGGCAGCGGGAAGCCATCGTTGCTCGCGCGCAGATCGTCCATCATGAAACGAACCGAGCAGGTGCCGATGCCCATCTCTTGCGGCGCGCACCAGGCGCGCGTCACGCCAGGCACTGCCAGCGCCCATTGCTCGTAGTCGGTCGCGTCGCCGCCCATCGGCGGCTCGCGAATGCGCTTGAGGATGCGCGCGCGCAGCTCGTCGTCGGTCTCGTCGTCAGTGCCGCCCTCGAGCGTGACCACCGAGACATTCGTCACGCCGAGCAGCGGCCCCACGAGCTGCAGCGTCGTGCCGGCGTCGAGATTGCCGAGCGCGCCGGCGTCGATCGCCTGGATGTTTACCGGCGTCGGTGCCGCGCCGATCGTTATGTCGGCCATGGTCTGATAGCTGATGCCGGTCGAGTAGCTGAGCTGCGTCGCGTTCGGCACCAAGGTGCCCTGCACGCCGGCGAAGCTCGCCGACCCACTGGCAAGCGTCGCCAGCTTGCGCCCGGTCGAGCCGTCGGCATTGACCAGCCAGATGTGGCCATGGCGATCGAGCCATTCGGTCTCGGCGGTGTCGGGCAGGAGCTGCAGCGCCAGCCAGTCGAGATATTGCAACGTGAGATGACAGAGCGCGCCCATCGCATCGGAGAGCACGCGCAAGACGCTGTTGGGCACGCTCGCATCGGCGCCTGGCAGGCGCCCGCTGATAGCGTCGCGAACCGCGCTGCGCACGTCGCGCAATGTCGGCGTCGACCACGGCATGAATTACTCGATGATGTCCTGCCAGAGAACCTGATATTGCAGCTCGATCGCCGTCTTCGGTCCGCGATAGAGGCGCACCAGCGCGTTGATGCGCTGGCGATCGACGCGCGAGACCGCGACGTACATGCTCGAGGCGATCTTCAGATCGATGAATGGCTGCAGCGCCTCTTGAATGTAGAATTTGATGCGTGTCAGCGTCGAGCCCTGCTGCGCGCGGCCGTCGGTCATCTTCGCGCGCGACAAGAGCCAAAGCCGCGAGCCGATCGGCCAGCCGTTCCAGATCAGCTGCGTATCCATGTCGCCCCACCAGCCGCGGCGGTCGGTCGAGTCGGGATCGGGCAGCTCATCGGTGATATCCGCCAGGCGATCAGTCCCGAGCGCGACGATGACCGCGGTCGCCAGGTCCTGCGTCTGATCGAGCGTCCCGTCGTTGAGCAACAACCAATCAACCGACACCTCGGTCGCGTCGGGGAATTCGCCTTGCTGAACCAGCCGGACGTCGGGCACAGACCTATCCTCTGGTTGCTATGTACAAGGTCGAATTGACGACGCTGAGCGTGCTCGCCGTTGTGTTGATGCTGCCGAAACCGATCTGATAGTAGGAATGCGCTCCCTCCGGCATCCCGTAGGGAAGAGAGATCGACACGTTGCCGTAGTTCGGGCTGGTCTGATAGCAGAACGTCTGCTGAATGATGTTGGTGTTGGTCGAGTCGTAAGATATGGCCAACCCTCCGGTCTGACCCGCCGCCGAATTGACCATCTGGGCGGTGAGACCAATGTGAATAATCTCATCGGCCCAGTTGAGAAGAATGACGGCATAGCCGGCGCTGATGTTCGTCCAGGCGCCATTGAGAGCAGAGACGTTGTTGTTGCCGTAGCTGACTCCGATGTACCGGAGCTGCCTGTTGAACCAGGACAGAACTCCGCGATATTGACCGTTGTCGACGAACTGAGCGCTCGGGTTGGTGTAGACCATGCCCACGTAGCTGTAGGCGTCTCCACCCGAGATGTTCATCACCTCGACGCCGACGTTCCCGGCGCTGCCGCTGGTGCCGTGACCAGTGCTGTCGAAGTTCAGCGCCAGCGCGCTGCCGGTCCAGAAGACATAGACGTGATATCTGGTCTGAGCTGCTAGGTTCTGACCCGCGACGCGGTTGACATAGCAGCCGGTGCTGTTGGCAACGACGCCCGCCGCCGGAATGTTGTAGAACGAGCCGTTGATCTTAACGAGATCGCCTTGATACGGATAAAATCCGACCTGAGTGCTCGAGCCGAGCAGAAATCGTCCGCAATTAAATCCGGCCACAGGGCCGGTCGCACCGCTCGCGCCGACGCCGCCTGTCGGTCCGGCGGGTCCGGTTGCACCGCTGGCGCCTGCCGGCCCGACGGGTCCCGTGCTGCCCTGTGGCCCGACGAAGCCGGTCGCGCCGGTGGCGCCGAGCCCGCCGGCCGGTCCCGAGGCGCCTGGCGGTCCCGAGGCGCCTGGTGCCGAGGTCAGGTTGCCCGAGCCGTCGATGAACAGCGGCGAGGCAATCTGCAGCCCGAGCTGGCCCGACGTGTTGGTGAACAGCGGCGCGGCCTGCTGCAGCGTCATGTTCTTGGCGCTGTCGATGTTCAGCGGCTCGGAAGCCGATGCCACTGCGCCGCCGCCGCCGCCACCTCCCGAGCCGCCGCCGCCGCCGACCTTGGCCCAGGTATTGACCGCGACGCTGCCGTCCTCGAGCATCACGCGCAGAAACTGAGCATTCCCCTTCTTGTCGCCGAGATACATGTTCATATCGTCGGCGGCGTGCGCGAGGACGTTGTTTGTTTGATCGAACTGCTCGGGACGCGCCAGCCTTTCTTCTCGCGTCCTGGCTCGAGCTGTCGCCGCGGTCGACGGATTGTTGCTCGTCTCGTCGCCGAAGCTCGAGCCGGTCCGCAGATAGACGTTCTTGCCCGACGCGGTTGCGCCGTCCTGCGTCAGATGGAAAAAGAAATCGCTCTTCTGCCCGCCTTGATAGACCGACTGCTGACCGGTCGCCTGGCTCTGCCCGCCTTGGCCGCCCTGGCCGCCTTGTCCTCCTCCGCTCGAGCTGCTGCTGTCCTGGCCCTTGGCGACGAGCTGCATGCGCGCCGTCTTGTCCTGCGGCGCTGACCAGAAGCCGCCGTCGCCGGTCATGTGGAATTGTTGTTTGTCGTCCTTGGTGCGGAACATCGCCGTGTCCCCCTTCTCGAGGTTCTTCAGGCGATGCCGTCTGTCATCCATGACGCCGCAGACCGCGAACGATCTGTTGCCGCCGGGGAACTGCATGAAGCCCTCGGCGCTGCCGCTGACTTGTCCTCCTTGTCCTTTGTCAGCGTCCATCACGACGCTAGTGAAACCGTAATTCTGCGGCGACTCGATTTTCGTCCGCTGCTCGGCCTTCATCACGTTGCCGCCCATCTCCTGCATCAGCTTGGAGTCGTCGGCCTGATGAATGGTCGTCCTCGCCCCGCCGGCGCAGTAGCCGCGGAATGAGGAATTCTTCGGCGTCGCGCGGTGCATCAAGCACCCCCGCCAGGCGGCGGCCGCATTCCCGGCAGAATATCCGGCGGCGGCTGGCTCGGTTGTTCGGGCCCCGCAGGAACGCCGTTTGGATTGGGCGGCTGCGGCGCCGTGTTGTTGCTGAAGTTGAACTCACCCTGATCTTTGAGCAGCCACGGCGCGACCAGATCGAGCGTCGTCTGCGTTCCGCTGGCGCGATCTTGGGTGAAGGTGACGATGTGAACTTTCATCTCCATGTTGATCATTGCCATCGGCGCAATGACGTTGACCGTCTGCCCAGCTCGCCAGAGACCGCCGCTCGGCCGCATCCAGCCTTGCACGACGACGGTCGCCTGCACGATCGTGCCCTCGTGCCAGACCGCCTCATGCGCAGCTCGCATCTGCAGCTCGCCGACGCCCCAGACCGGCTGCTCGGCCGGCGTCAGCAGCGGGCTGTAGCGCTTGGCGCTCCCGGGGACTCCGGCTTCCTGCTCGCTTGCGGCCGGTCCAAATTGCGCATCGCTCGCCGCTGTCTGACCGCGAAATCGATACTCGCTGTAAATGTCCTCGACGGCGATAATTGCATTCATGCGCTTGATATTGGCGCCCTCGATCAGACTGTCCTGCGGCACAAACGCGTGATCGCCAATCAACAAGAAATTGCCTTGGTAGTCGCTGCCGAGAACAATGCCGCGCACGCGGGCGATGCGCTCGAGAAAATCCCAGACCGTCTCGCCGACCTCCGTTGACAAGCGCGCGAACGGCGTCGCGTCGAGCTTGCCGATCACGATGATGCCGACGCCGGTTGGACCGATGACCTCGTCGGCGACCTCCTCGAAAGTCATGCCGTCAAAATTGCCGGTCGGATGCAAGACCGAAGCGCGAGCTGCAAACCAGGTGAGACCGACGCCCTCGAGCTGCACTTGATGGTTCTCGGCGTCGTACATGGTCTGTCGTGTGTTGATGAAGCCCGCGATGGCCAGATAGCCGCCGAGATAGATCGCGCACTCGTCGCCGGGTTTGAATTGCAGCCGCTGCCAATCCGGCGGCACCTCGACGATGTCGGCGGTTGTGAACTTGAACAGCGGAAAGGCCTCGGCCCATCGATGCTGAACCCAGACCGACTCCCAGTTATTGAATTGCAGATCGTCGACGACGACCGTCGCCACTTCATCGGGGTTCGGCATTTGAGCTCAAGAGGAAAGGGCAACGCCGATCGGCAGCTCAAACGCCGGATGCACTACCTTGTTTTCGTCGCGCAGCTCGTCGGCGCGGCTGGCATCGGAATAGAGGCGCATCGCGGTGAGCAGCGTCGGCATGGGTTGATTGAAGGCAAACTGCACCAGGCGCGGCAGCGGTCGCGCGGTCGCCACCAGGTGCTGGATCACTGCAGCATGTAGCTCGATGACAGCGCGGTAGCTCATCTGATCCATGGCGTCGGCGAGCGTTTCCTCGACCGCGGCGAAGACGTCGTTCATCTCGTCTTTGAGCGCATCGACATCCTCGCGACTGGTGAAGGTCATGTTCGCGATGATCTGGCCCTCGGTCGCGAGGCACGTCTCGATGATCGAGCCTTGGATCATGGCGCCGCCGACGGTGATCGGCGTCTCGGTCATGGTCTCATTGCGCACCGAGGCGAGCTGCGCCTGCGTGGCGCCGCACTGCTGGGCGAGCGCAAAGCAATTCTGCAGCGGCGGCCCGGCCAGGTCGGCACCGATCAAGAGCTGCGCATTAACAATCAACGCGCTGCAGGCCGTCCGAAAATTGGCACCGACGCTGCCGCTGTTTGGCACCGCGGCGAGCAGCGCCTTGATGCTTCGCTGCATGATTGGCGTTGCCTCGAGGGTGTCCTGCTTTTGCATCAGCGCCGCCCCAGTGGCGGCAGACCTGGCCCGATGACCGTCGGCGGCGGGCTCGCTGCGGCGGCACGCAATGCGTCCTCGAGGCCGGTCATCACGGTCAAGACGCGCTGGTTCAGCGCCTGCGATTGCGCGAGCAAATCATTGTAGGTCGAAGTGCCGGCAGCCGGCGCCTGGCCGTACTCGGCAAAGCTCATGTCGAAGACGCAATAGCCGCCGGCACGCTCTTCCTCGCTCCAACGATAGCCCGAACAGACGACGGTGAACGGCTGCAAGGGTGGCAATTGCAGCACGCCGGTGCCTTCGGTCTCGAGCTGCAGGATCAGCGCATCGCGGGCGATGCGATAATCGCGTTTGTAAAGATCGATTGAGGTGTCGATCGGGAAGGTGAGAATGTAGCCGCGCACGGAAAACTGAAAGGCCTTGCGACCCATGTCTTCACTGTATGGCAGCTCACGTTTGGGGAACTCGTGCGTAACGATACGACGCCCGCTCTCCTTGGCGCCGGCCTCAACATGAAACATCGCACCGCGAAAAGACGCGGGTAGCATATCGTCGCGGAAGGGCAGATGCACATCGCGGATGCTGGCGTAGACGGCCATTTGTTATTCCTCATACGGCACGCTCGAGGCTGCTCTTTCCATCTGCATCTGGCGATTGATCTTCGTCGATTTGAACATGCCGCGCCCGGCCGCCTTGACGAAGGTCCCGCGCGGGGCGTTGACGTTGACATCGATCGTCCCCGAGCCCTCGACTCTGTGCGTCATCGCCTCGCGTTGCTGCCGCTCGCGCCAGCTCGCAGCGCCTGGTGTGATATCGCCGAACCAGTCGCCGTGCTGCTCGCGCCAGGCGCTATGAATTTCCTTGGCCATGCCTTGATCGGTTGCGCCGTGCACGATGTTGCTGCCGGCGAGCACGCGATTGATTGCTTCATTGCTGATGGCAGCATTCACGGCGTTCGGACGTCCCGTCACCTCGCCGCGATTGACCGGACCGTAGAAGCCGCTGTGAATATCCTGGCCGAGCGAGATGCCCTTATAGGCCGCGCGGTTCATCGCCGCCTCGGCGACCGCCGCTCGTTCCGCGACCGAGCCGCCCTCGTGCGCAATCACGTCTTCAAACAAGGCGCGCTTGGCCGGGTCCTTCAGCTCGGCGGCAAAGCCGGCGCGCTGCCGGGCGAGATATTCGGATGGGCTGCCGGCCGGCGTCTCGCCAGCTCCCGCGCCAGCGCCAGGCCCGACATCGGAGCCGTTTGGCAGTCCGGCCTTGCCGCCGACCGAGCGGCGAAATGTGTAATCGGAGATGCGGAAGCCGCTCTCAGGTCCAGCGCCCTGGTTGCCGCCGAGCCCGGTGAAGCGTCCGGTCTTCGGGTCAACATTCTCGACAAACGTGACATGCGAGCCGGTGGCGCCGGTCGGCACGCCGCGATTGGCGACCGCGACGTCGCCAGCGTGCGGCGTCTGATCGGGCAGGCCCCAATTGCGCCAGCTGCTGGCGATGGCCGGATTTTTCGGCGGCGTCCCGCCGGCCGCTTTGACGACCGAGGCGGCGAACTCGCCGCACCAGTTGCCGCTCTTCGGATAGCCCTGGCTGCGCATGAACGCATCGACGGCACCAGGGCCGCCGGTGAGCGCTGCATGCTTCGCCGTCTCGAGGATGTCGCCCGGGACCGCCGGATCGCTGGTGCCGCCGGAGGTCGAGCCGCCGCCGTAGCTGCCGCCCTCGCCACCTGGTCGCCCCGGATAATTCACGGCCGGCCCGGTGCCGCCGCCGCCATAAGCGCCGCCGCCGAACGCATAGCTGCGCGCCATCGGCCCAGCGCCGAGCCCGGCCGGCAGGCCGCCCAGCCGCATCATGCCGCCGGTGCCGGAGAACGCCGACGCTGGAACGCCGCCGGCAGCACCGCCGGCAGGCGCCACGCCGCCGCCGCCATAGACGGCCGCGCTCATTTGCAGCCAGTCATTCAAGCGCTTCATCTGCTCGGCAAGCTCGCGTGTTTGTTTGGTCTGCTCTTTCATCGCATCGGCGCCTTCGCGCGGATGGATGATCTCGCCGGCATGGACTTGCGCCAGCGTATCGTGCGGAACAAAACCGCCTTCCTGATAATGCGGGACGGAGAGCGGCTTGCCGGCTGCTCCAGTGCTGCCTTTGGCGGGAGGGGAAGAACCTTTCGGCATTCCCGGCGCGCCTTCTGACAGGCCCCAACTCTTTCGCCAGTCTTCCCACGTAGCCGGAGGCACGTCTAGGATCGCCGGGTGTTTGATCTTGTCTATCAAATCAACGATTGCCTGTATCTCTCTCAGCGTCGTCTGGATCGTCGCCGCGACCTCGTCCCAGAACCCTTTGGTTGCTCCGCTGCTGCCAGCGATGCTTTGCATGTAGGTGTCGACCTGTTGCACCAGTGGCAGAAACGCCTTCATCGCGTCGGTCTTCCAGCCCGCGGTGATGTGATCCCATTGAATGCTGATGTCGGCCGAGACCTTCATGAAGTCTTGTGCCGCCTTGAGTCGGTCAGCCAAGAGCTTTTTTTCTTCGTCGGTCGCGGTCCTGAATTGCTCGATCAGCTGCTCGAGGTCCGGCGCGCCGAATGCCTCGAGGAAATGCCGCTTCGCATTGGCGGCCGCGGTGGCCGCAGCGTCGACCGATCGCCCCATCGCGATCTGATGGTTGTACATTGTCGTATAGATTTCTTCGCTCTTCTCCTTTACCTCGTTGGCGAAGGTGGCGAAGTCGGCCTTGCTCATGCCGACGAGCCAGCGCTGCATATCCTCCTGGCCCTGCAGGCCGGCCTTCTGCAACAGCTCCTGGCGAAACTGGCTGCCTGCCTTCTGCAGCTCGCCGAACGAGTGCGCCAGGCCTTGGATGTTTGATTGCGCCGTTGCAGCGTCGACGCCGGAGCGCTGCATGGTCTCGATCATGCCCCTGAATTGCGCCAGGTTGACGCCGGAGCTGGCCGCCGCCGCGTTGAGCGAGATGACCTCTTTCGAAAAGTTCTTCAGCATTTCGAGGCCGCGCTCGGCCGCGAACGCCATGCCGACAAAGCCGGTCGCTATGCCGCCGATGCCGCGAATGAACGGCGGGATGATCTGCTCGCTTGCCTTCTTGATGTCCTCGCCGAAGGTCTTGAACTGGACATGCGCCTGCGCGGTCGCACTGCGAAACTGGTCGAGATTGTTCTTCGCTGCGCCCCCGGAGATCGCCTGTATCTGCGCGCTCAAATCCTTCAGAACCGGCGAGGCCTGGTCGACCGCCGTGATGGTTAATCTTAGTTCGTCCTGCTCAGCCATCTTCGTCCCGCGGCGGTGTCATAAGCTCGAGCAGCTGTTGCGTGCGACGCACGTGCAACAACATCTGATCGAGCGGCATGTTGAGGAAATAATCGGGCGGCTGGTGGTAGTGACGCGCGAGCCAATAGCACTCGAGGACTAATCGGTCTTGGGACTCCCCGGGAAGACCTGAGCCCAGTCCGGCAGAAAAAAACGCTGCAGCCTCCAGCGGCACGTCGTCCAGTCGCGCGCATCCATCTGCTCGAGCAGCGGCGATAGCACGCCGGATAGGTTGGCCATGATCAGCGTCATTTTCTTTTCGTCGACCTGCAGATTGCCGTCGGTGTCCATGCGGCATGGATTGCCGCAGCGGTTGATGTCACCCGCGGTCGGTTGCCGGAACCGCAGCTCGCGGATGTCCTCGGGCTCGCTCGGATCGCGGATCGGCTTATGCAGGAGCTTGATCACGATCGGCCAGGTCTCCTCGGCCGGAGCGTCCGCGGCCGGCGCCGGCGCTGGTGCCGGCGCAGCTGCCGGCGCTCGCCGCCCCTGCGGATGCGGATCGACGTCTTGTTGGAAGCCTTCGCGTCGGACCGGTTGGTTCATCACCAGGTGCCCTCGTTGATGGTGATGCCCTCCCAGCGGACGCGCGCCTGGCCGTCGCGGGTGTTGGCGTCAAAGCCGGATTTGCAGATCGCCTGGCCCAGCGTGTACTGCTTCTGGTTGGCGAGCTGCGCGATGACGGTGACGCCGACCTGGCCCTGCAGGTCCATCAGGTTGAGGTTGGGCATCAGCGAAATGTCGCCCTCGATGAACGGCACGCGCGGCAGTTCTTGGTAGCCGTGCACGCCGTCCTGGCCGGCGATCATTGTTCGTTCCAATGTCGTCGGTGAGACCGTGAAGTTGCCGCGCAACGCCATCTGATTGCCGTCGACCTTCAGATAGGCGATGCCTGCAATGCGTTGAACCGCGGACGCGGGTCCGTTCGCCATTGTCTGCTCCTGATTTTACGGTGATTGTTGGTTAGGCCGGCAGAATGCCGGTGACGCCGACCGGGCTCGGGGCAACGATCAGCGTGTCGATGCCTGCGTTGTACTGCAGGCGGAACTGCGCCAGCACCGCAAAGACGCGCAGCTGGTTCATGAGCGCCGGCGGGAACAGAACATCGAGCCGGTTCGGGTCCTGGGTGTTTCGCTCGACCAACAAATTCGCGGCGAAGTCGGCCGCGTCCTCGACCTGGCCGTTGTACTCCTCGAGCGCATATTCGGCGATCAGCTCGCCCTTGATGATGCCGGGCGTCACGATCGCCTGCCCGGGTCCGAAGCGCGTGCCGTCGTCGGCGAGCTTGCAGCGCGCGTACTTGCTGGTGATCGCCGCCTTCTGCCGGCGCAGCACGCCGGCGAGCGTCGCCAGCGTCGTCATCAGCTCGTAAGCCGTATCTGGCACGCCGTAGAGGTTCTTTTGATAGGTCGTGCTTTCTCGAGCGATCATCGGTTGATTGTCGCTGCCGGCTTTCTGAATCGCTATGCCGTTGCTGGCCAGCGTATTCAGGTCGACGAAGTCGAACCGCGATTGCAGCGGCGCGCATTTGATTTGATTGAGCGACAAGGTCTGCAGCGGTCGCGCCGGATCGTTGACCAAGGCGCGCTGCGCCTTGCCGCAATAGGCCGCGGCCCATTCGAAGCACGGCGACGGCGATGCCACTTCGAAGCCCATGATCGACTCGACGCCGGAATTCAAGGTGTTGCCGAAGGTCACCAGCGCCGACATCGTGCCGCGCTTCGCCGACAGGACGTGACCGAACAGCTCGCGCCGCCAGCCCCAGCGTCCGTTATCGGTGAAACCATATTCCTGATCCCACTCAAACAATGAGTTTGAGTCGGTATAGGGCATGGCGACGTATTCGAACGGTTGGTCGCCGATGTTGGTGATGGCGTTGGTGAAGGTCGGCACACCGGCGCCGCCGGCGAGCACGCCACCGGTCGGCAGCGTCAGCGTCAGCCCGGGCGGGGTGATCTCGCCGCCGATCGAGCCGTAGTAGTTCATGCCGACGGTGATGTCGTTGGCATTCACCGATTTGAAAATCGAGGTCAAGGTGACCGTCCCGGTCGTCGACGTCGCGGTGACCGGCAGATCGAACATGTCGTTCACTGCGGTGACGATGTTGGCCGCGATGGTGGTCGGCGTGTCGGTCGTCATCACATCGACCGCAACGTGATCGCCGGCGATGTAGAGATGCAGCGTCCCGGCCGCGGTCGCCGCGCCGGCGACGGTGATGGTGCCGGTCGCCGGCGAGGCGCCGGTCGATGTTTCGACACCGACGCCCCAGACCTCGTTGCCAAAGTTGTTGGCGAAGTAAGCACGGAACATGCGGCTGATTTCCGAGCCCTGGCCCCACGCCGCATCGGCCTGTGCCTGCGAGCCGATGGCGATCGGGATGTCTTGTGCTTGCTGCGAAGCCGGCGCCGGCAGCATGGTGCCAACAATAAGCGCGCGCAAACCGAGCACCGGCAGCCCCGCCATCGACGGGTCTACCTCGACCCAGTACAACGGAACTTTGATATTGGCGGGAATTTGATTGAAGGAGATGGGCATTGGTTTGCTCCGCTGATGCTATCAAAGATCAGGTGTGCGAGGGCGCGCGATGCTGGGGCGCCGGCCGCTGCGACCTGGCGCCGCCCTCCGCGAGCGTCACGCCGCCATCGGCCAGGCGGCGATTGGTGAACTTGTCGAGCGGCCATTCGGCCGGACCCTCCTTGGGAAAGGCGCCGGCGGTCGGGTGCCGCAAGACGCGACGCACGTCGTCATCGGCCGGATTGACCTTGACCATCCCGATTTTCGGCATCCGCGCCGCCATCGCCGCCTTCCGCTCGGCGATGGCATCGAGTCTGATCTTCAGTGCCGGGTCTACCTGCTCAGGCATTGTTTGCTCCTCATGTGCTGGGGAATTCGTAGTCCATGATGATGCGCTGGACGCTACCAGGCGGCGGGACGGTGCCGTCGGCGGCCAGCGGCACGACCTGGACGTTGATCTCATCGAGCGAGTCGGTGACGAGCGCCGGCCAGGACGTCCGATATTTGATCGTCGCATAGTATTCCAATTCGGCGATTGGTTGTTGATTGGCGCCGATGCTGCCGAACAAATGTCGACGACTGCCGCGCGCGACGCCCTCGATCAGCGCGTTGTCGACCATGTCGGACTGCCACATGTTCGTCAGCTTGGCGTCGGTCCACAGCGACATAACGGCCCAGAAGGCCTTGTCGAGCTGCAGCTCGGTCGCGACCGGATCGTTGTTCTCGATGATGACTTGCCAGCCGATGCGCAGCAGATGAATGAACCTGATCTCGCCGGCATTGTCGTCGCCGTCCGGCGGCATGTCCTCGCTGATGATGTAGACGCCGAGATAGGGAAGGATCGGTTCCTGGATCGGCAGCTGCTTGGAGCGCCGCGCCTTGAAGCCGGCGAAGAACGGCAGGACGACGGTCTTGGCGAACAGCGTATCGCGGATAACCTGGCTGTAGCTCTGGCTCGCCGTGAACGGCGGCGCGACGCTGGTCGCCACCAGCTTGTTGACGTGCGCCCTGGTGCGCAGCGTCTGCGCGGTCAGGATGATCGAGGTCACGGGCCGACCACCAGCGCGCCATTGGTCTGATCGAACGCGACTGTGAACGTATCTGACGCCAGCAGGCTGACCGGAAAGCCGTTGTCGAAGAAGGCGATCAGCGGCTTGGCCGCCGGCGTCGCGTCATACAGGACGGCATATTGAAACGTCGGCAACGCCGCGGTCGCCGCGAAGGTGACATTGCTGAGCATCAGCACGCCGGCGGCATAGGAGAGCCTCGGCGCCGGATTGCCGCCGGCCGAATAGCCGCCGCCGGCGGCGATCTGCGCGATATCGGCCAGCGTCTTGTTGTTGATCGCGTCCGGCTTGGTATTGGTCAGCGCGACGAACAGGCTATCGCTCGCGAGATTGTAGGTCGCGCGTCCGATGCCGTCGGCGAAGCACTGGAACGGATTGGGGATGATGCTCACGGCAGCGACGTCGCCGACCACTTACGAAGGATGAGATTGGTCTCGCCGCCGCCGTTGCGGGTGACCGTGGTCACCTCGAAATCGCCCTCGGCGATCATGCCGCCGGGACCGTCCTGCGGAATGTTCAAGCGATCGAACTGCTGCGGCAGCGGCAGGCCGGCATTGGCAAAGTCTGTCTCGAGGATATCGAGCGAGGTCTCTTGGTTGACGTAGAGCGAGCCGTCCTCGAGCAGCACGTCGAGGCGCCCGTCGTGGAAGATGCCGCGGCCGGCAAAGCTCGGCACCGCCGGCGCCGAGACCAGCGGGAAGAACGTGACCGGGCGCGCGAACTGGGTGAAGTTCGGCGCGTAGATCATCAACGAATAGTTGATGCCCATGGCAGACGTGTTTGTTTGCTAGACTTCGAGGTGAGCGTAGTGGCTCAGCAGGTTCCAAATAGAGGCTTCAATTCCGGCCGCGCCTTTGCCGCCGAGCGCGATTGATAGGAGCTTACTAGGATCGTGGAACATCACCCGGGCCTCCTTATGGCTCAAGGCGCGGAGCCCGGCGATGGTCCCCAGCGACGACAAAAGCTTTGATTGTAGATTGAGCATCGAGACCGCGCGCTTGAGCGGCAGCGGCGCTTCATTTGGTAGATTGTAGCCGCCCCAATAGTGGACGACGACCGGCTCGACCCAGGCGGCGCTGCCGGAATAGTAGTAGGCGTCGTTGTAGCTCGGGTATCCGGTCGGGACGGTGCCGAAGATTTCGATCTTGCCGCTCTCTTCCTCCAGCTCGTAGCCGGTCGAGCCCGGGTTCCCGGGATCGATCACGGTGCCTGGCGGCGACTCGACGCTGATGATGTCCGCTTGTTTGATTGGCCAATGCGAGGGAAAAATTCGCGGACCGCCATTCAGCTCGCGCCATTCTTCGCGCACCTCCTCGCGCGCAAAGACGCGGTTGCACATGCGCGCGACCGTCTCCGAATTGACGTCGCACCAGAACGAGAGCTGCTGATCCTCGCTCGGATCGGTGAGCGCCAGGCCCATCATCAGCTTGGCCTCGTCGAGCGTGATCAATGACGTCGAGACCGCCGGCGTCAGAATTTCGATGATGCGATCAGCCATCGGTCTCGTCCTGGAATTGCTGGAACAGCTCGCGCAGCTCGAGCGGTGGTCCCTCGCTGCCGTCGCTCATGATCGGCGTTGCTCGATAGCGCGTGCGGTCGAGCTGCCAGCTGGCGAGCTTCGGCGCCGCGATTGCCGTGCCGCGCTCGCCGCGCTCCCCCTTGTCGCCCTTGTCGCCCTTGAGGCCGGCGATGCCCCGCGCGCCCTGGCGCGTCAGCAGCTGCCAGCCAGCGCCCGGGCACGGACCCGGGTCATCGCGCAACGCGATGAAACTGCCGCCGTTGAGCGCGACGATGTCGAGCGCCGCATACTCGCCCTGCTCGTGGTAGGTCCCGCGAACGACGATCTGGCGCGCAGCTCGCCCGGGAGCTGCCAGGCAAATCCAGTCCTCGGTCCCTGGTGCGCGCCCGGTGTCGCGCAGCGCCTGGTAGGTGCCGCCCTGGTGGGTGACGACCTGGCCGCGGTAGTGAACGACCTCGGTCCAGGCCGCAGCCAGCGGCAGCATGCCGATCGGCCCGGGCTCGCCGCGCTCGCCGCGCTCACCGGCGGGACCGCTCGCGCCAGCTGCCCCGCGCTCGCCGGCAGCTCCGGGCTCGCCGCGTTCGCCAGCTCGGCCAGGCTCGCCGCGCTCGCCGCGCGGTCCGACCTCGCCGCGCGCGCCAGCCGGGCCCGCAGGTCCCATCGGGCCGGGCGGCCCGACCGACCCGCGCGGGCCCTCCAATCCGGGAAAGCCCACGAGCCCCTGCGGGCCCAGCTCACCGGGCTCTCCTGCGGGCCCAGCTTCACCTCGCTCACCTCTTTCGCCGCGCTCGCCGCGCTCGCCCTGCGGCCCGCGTTCGCCTGGCGGTCCCTGCTCGCCGCGGTCGCCGGTCAATCCGGTCAGGCCCCGCTCGCCATTGACGCCGGGAGGGCCCTGCGGCCCTGGCTCGCCGGCCTCACCGCGCTCGCCGCGTTCGCCTGGCGGGCCGCGCTCGCCCTGCGGCCCTGGCTCGCCGGCCGGTCCGCACTCGCCTCGAGTGCCGAGTTGCCCCGGATCGCCGCGCTCACCGCGCTCGCCGGCCTCACCGCGCTCGCCGCGTTCGCCTGGCGGGCCGCGCTCGCCCTGCGGCCCTGGCTCGCCGGCCGGTCCGCACTCGCCTCGAGTG